ATCGGAAACATCAGATAATAGAAATTCTTTCTTTTGGTCTGTTACCGTGTATCTATATGTTTGGGTCTGACCATATCCAACCGGTGAATCTGTTTCCATCGTCAGACTGATACCAATTAGATTTTTACCGATATAGATTTTTTGCACATTAAAACTTGCATTGTAATATTTAGTTTCAGATTCTAAACTATCTCTTTTCGCTTTAAGAGAATACAACTTTTCATTAAGTGTTTTAATTTTGCTTTCTATTTCCGGTGTGGTTTCCTTTTCCTTCAGAGCCTTAATTTTTAATTCCATATCAATAATCTTTTCATTCAATTTTCTATCATACGGAATAAAATAAAAGGGTAAATATTCACGGCGATTTAACCACCGCATAATATCTCTAAATTCATCTTGTGAAATAATCAATGTATCATTCACATCAGGATTTTTGCAGATTTCAAAAGTGGTAGTATAGCAAGTATCATACTTGACACTTGCTAATGTATGTAACTTACCACTATTTTTAAGCATTTTATTAAATGTGAGTTTTACACCCTCTGTAACGCTTTTACCCTTGTTTGAGGATGTTATATAACCAATGATAAAACCATAATCAGATAAATATTGATTATCGTAAAAGAAATCTTTCATTGTTTACACATCCTTTCTTTTATAATCGAATTTATATTTCTTCTTTGCAAGGGCAGAGCCGCCACGCACTCTACCAATAGTCATATCAACAACAAAGTTTTCAAATTCTTTGTCCTGTTGTGCTTGCTTCATAGTTGCACTATATGTATATGCATCTCTATTAGCAGCATAATTTTTAACCATTTCGGCAAATTGTCTTTGTGTTTCCGTCAATTTCATAATTTGCCTCCTTATACAGTAAATAAGGGTTTAGCCGTGTTAATCAACCAATCAATCTTTTCATTTTGCATTTTGTCAATTTGTTCTGCTGCGCCCTTTTCCATAACGCCGGACAAATTATTATCACCCATATAAATATTAACGGTCTTATTACTTGTGGAAATACCATTGTTAGAGCCGATAGAAACGGCATCCGTCAATTTATCAAACATTGCTGCATTGCGTTCAATCATCTTATCAATCAGAGATGCAAAACCGCTAATTAAACTAACGTCATTTACATCAACACTTGATTTAATGCTATCTTCACGAGCAACGGACAAACCGCTTTCAATGGTCTTATCATCGAAAATACCATTTTCAATATCGGTAATTTCATCAGCCATATTTTCAAAAGTACCCAATACATTATCAGATAACTTTTTACTTGCTTTATTGGCTGCATCTGCATTATCTTCAATGCCAACGCCCAAACCCTGTGCAACGTACTTACCGAATACGGCGGTTTCCTTTGAAGGTGAGTGAATACCAAACAAGCCTTTAATATAACTTAAAACACTTGATACCCAGCCTTTTAATTTTCCGTAAAGCCAACTAACAGCATTAGAAATACCATTAAACAAACCTTTCACAAGGTTCAAACCAGCATCAACAATTTTCGGTACACCTTCGCCAATGGCTTTAACAAGGGAGGTGACAATAGCCGGAATCGCCTTGATTACCTCTTTTATAATAGTTGGAAGATTCTGAACCAGAGAAACAAGCAATTCAACACCGGCTTGAATGATAGCGGGGATGTTATTTGCAATCGCATTAACTAAACCGCTTACAATTTCCGGAATGGCTGTCACGACGGTCGAAATTATTTGTGGTAATGCCTGAATTAAAGAAATTAACAGATTGATACCCGCTTGAATGATTTGTGGTATTGCGCTCAAAAGTGCATTGATTATACCATTGATGATAGCAGGAATGGCAGACACGATTGCTTGAATTATCTGGGGCAATGCGCCTACCAGACTTGTAATCAAGTTAATTCCGCATTCAATAATTTGCGGAATGGCTGATAACAGAAATTCGATGATACTAATGATAATCTGGGGCAATGCTGCGATAATATTCGGAATCGCACCTAATAAACCTTGAATAAGGCTTTCTACCATCTGCAATACGCATTCTAATAATTGTGGTAAACAATCTAACAATGCTTGAATGAGTACCGGCACACTTGCAACAATGGCATCAACAATCAATAAGACGGTTTCAACCAAAGATGGAATCATATCGCAAATAGCCTGTACCAAAAGCGGGAGCAATGCAACCACAGTATCAACTATGGTTAAAAGCAATGTAGGCAGTACCGCTAAAATACCTTGAATAAGTTGTGTAATGCCCTGAATCAATGTAGGCAATGCAGCCATCAGAGCCGAAATAATACCCGGCAAAGCAGCAACCACCGCATTAACCAAAGACACAGCACCGGACACAAGAGCCGGTAACAACTGGTTTAATAATTGGGGTATCATTGCCACAAGTTGTGGCGCAAGTGTTGTTACAAGGCTTGTAATGCCATTTAAAACAACAGAAATTCGGGGAATAAGGTTTTCACCAACTGTAACCACAGAATCAAAGAAATTTTGCATTAAAGCATCAAAATCCTGTGTTTCATCGGTCATACCCGTTAAAAGGTTAGTCCACGCCGCCTTCATAGACGAAATAGAACCTTGAATAGTTGTGCTTGCTTCTTTTGCGGTTGTTCCTGTAATTCCCATTTCTGTTTGAATTACGTGGATTGCATCCACAACATCCGCATAACTGGAAATATCGTATTCAATGCCGGAAATCGCTTGTGCATCTGCAAGCAATCTTTGCATTTCTTCTTTTGTACCGCCGTAACCTAATTTAAGGTTATCCAGCATAGTATAGTTTTGTTTTGCAAAACCTTGATAGGCATTCTGGATTGATTCAATCGCAGTTCCCATTTTATTAGCGTTATCGGACATATCGACAATCGCCATATCTGCCTTCTTTGCCGCTTCAACGGTATCACCGCCCAATGATTGTAAAAGGCTTGCACTAAAACTTGTGACAGTAGCCATATATTCATTGGCTGACATACCAGCGGTTTTATAGGCGTTTGCAGCGTTCTTAATAACTGTATCGGATGAATCCTTAAATAAGGTTTCTACACCGCCTACCAACTGTTCATATTCTGCATAGGCTGCGATAGAGTCTTTACCGATTTTTACAATCGCTGCACTTGCTGCGGTTAATGCAGCGGTCAAGCCAACGGCAATACCCTTTCCGACACTTGCCATTTTGCTTGAAAATGAGCCGAAGGAACTTTCGGCATCTTCCATACCCTTTTTAAAGTCACTTGTATTAAGTGATAGTATGGCTTCATATTCGGCTACCTTTTGAGCCATAATAAAACACCTTCCTTTTCGGAGGTGCTATGTTTTATAGATTAAGTTTCAATAAGCAAATCCATTAAATTAGCACCTGTTTTTTTCGGTGCTGAAGGCTTTTTAATAGTCTCTTTATTATCCTTATTTCCACTATTCAAATCCTTTTGTAATTTACTTGCCCTATCTTCAAAATACGCTAATTTATAATCTGTATCGCTCATCAACTCATTAAAAGTAATCGTTCTTACTAAATCTCTAAAAACCAAAATCGGCATATTCATTATTTCGGAATATGTGTTATTGGTCTTTGTCATAACAACGGCTATATCATTCATCAAATAAACACTATCTTTTTTTCTTACCTGTTTTTCTAACCGTTCAATTTTCCTTTGTTTGTCGTATCGCTTTTTAGCCTCTTTATTTTTGCTATTTGGCTTTTCTTGCTCTGGTTTAATATCTGGTAACTGTAAAAAATCTTTTTCAAACAAATCATTTATAGATTGAAAAACGGATTCAATCAATTTAACTTGACCGTCTGGGGAAACATTTTCAACCACCCATTCAACCGGATAATTAACCAATTCCGCAAAAATACAATTTACTGTGTTTACTTGCTCAATATCGCTTATTTCTTTTTCTCCCGCTGCACCAAATAAAGAGAAAATTTTATAAAATAATTCAGTCGAAAAATTGAGAGCAACCGAAAACGTGCGGTTGCTCCCATTCTTCATATCAATTTTAAAATCTTTGTTGCAAGAGAGAAAAACAATAGAATCAATGTTTTTCATTATCCCTTACCCGTTCTGGTCATTATCCAATTTAATATTGGTTGTTTTGATTCTATCATTGATAAAAGCAAAAACCGCCACCAATACATCATAATCATTAAAACCAGCGTTAATATTAGCCATAGTGTATGTTTCACCGCTTGTATTCATATTGATAAGCATTAAACACCAATCTTTCATAAGGTCAAACAATTCACCATAAATAGCGGGGTCAGGGTTTTTAGATTTCAATACCTTTTGATATTCTAAATACTTATTAGCAACACGGGACATAGCCGCCAAAAATTCAGAGGTAAAATTACCGGAAATTTCATATCTATTACCATTCATATCAACAATCAAAATAGGCTTTTTTCTATTCTTTGTAAAATCCAGTACATCGCTATATTGTCTATCACTATTCACATAATCGTTAGCGGGTCTATTATCATATCTCTTGTTATAACCATTACCATTATATCTATATCCATTATTATTTCTGTTACCGTTATAATTACGGTTATACCCGCCGTTATATCTCTTACCATTATTATAAGACATTTCTTTAAAGCCTCCTCACCGACTTATATATATTTCAAAGTATTAAAATTAGTTTGCAAACCAATTTTATAAAAATAAATGGGGGATGATTGCAAAAACCATCCCGCCATTATTATATATTCAATTTTAAATTACTCTGCGGCATCCTCTGCGCCCAGATTTGTAACAATGTAATAAGAACCCTGCTTACCATTGCCCAAAGTAGTATTAGAGCAAGAGAAAGTCATATTCAATGCAATAGGATTTTCGGCATCAAATACCATTTCCAAATCGGGATTCCAAGTTGCATTAGGCATATACAATTCAAACTTGATACCGTTGTTTTCGCCACGGAAACACAACGCAAGATTTGCGGGTGCATCATCTTCACAGCCGTAAATAGTATATGTACCGTCCTCATTATCGACAACCTCTGAACCAGAGGTATAAAGGGTCATATTTTCCTTCGTTAAAGCAATAGTGCTTGTTTCAAATTCGGTCTCATAGCCGGAAACGAAAGTAGCAATCTGACCATCGCTGGCAGAGGTAATAGGGGTACTTTCGCCAGTTCTGCGGAAGGTTGCGCCGTCCTCTGCAATATAGCCGATTTCTGCCATCTGTGTGTATGTGGTTTCACCAACCTTAAAATCCTTTACGGGCATAGCATACAAATGACCACAACCAACGCCTACCGGACCTTTACCGAGTTTCAAAAACTTCATCATAGGTTTTATTCTTCCTTTCTATAATTTTTTATTTATAAAAGTGAATTGCACTTGAAATACAAAGTATCTTTGTAAACTTCCAAAGCATCCATATATGAAAAACCATCCTCATCAGAAAGAGAGAATTTAACAAATTCATCAATTTCAATGGGACGGTATCTAAAATCTAAACAATCTTTAATTTTGTTTTTCAATTCTTCGCCGGTTGTAATGTCCTTTGAATAAACATCAATTTCAAAGCGGTATTTCTTAACAATCCCGCCTTCGTCAAGTCTCCACCTATAACATAAAAATGTATCGGCTTCGATTTCTTCCGGCTTATCTAAAAGAAAGATAGCATCATACTTTTTTCGATGGTCTTTCTTATTAGTGCATTTCGGGACAATTCCCGAATCAACCAAATATTGACGGACACAATCAAAATCCATTGTTCGCTATCCCTCCTTTAACCTTTGCTAATCTCATTAGCAATAATTTTCATATAATTATCATAGTTATCATTTAATGCGGTTGATACGTTACCGTGGTATTTATCCTCATACTTTGCATAGGGAACATTAGTACCAACTTTACCGATAATGTCATCACCGGTCTTTACAACGTCGTGAGTCCAACTACGGCGCAAATGTCCGGTATCAACGTGGGTTAAAGCCTTTGTATCTGCTTCAAAAGCAATAACCGCCTTTTTCATACCTCTTTCGGCAGCGGCTAAAATTCTATCCGTTGCATCTTTCCAACCATTAGTAGCCATAATTACAACACCGCCTTCAGGTACAAAATATAATAATCTGACCAATCCACAAGTTTAATAATTTCGTATTCATTGCCCTTGTAGGTGACGGTTAAACCCTCTTTAATGTCTGTATCAACATAGCAATAAACGGAATATTGAGCATCAATATAATAACCATATTCGCCGTAGGTCTTTTCACGGCTGGAAGGCTGCACATTGCATTCAATGCGCTTTTGTGTTGGTTCGCCCTCTTTATAAACGCCCTTGACCATTTCACCGGCAGTATCAATATTTAGCGTAATTTCATTATCAATAATCAAAACCATAGCAACACCCCATTAAAACACCCTTACAGGTGGATAAGGTAACATTGCTTTTACGGCATCGGTTAAACCATTTGCATCAAAGGTCTGTTTACTTGATTCAAAAGTATTTGACACTGAACCTTGTGATTGCTGCACAATGATTTTTTCACCTGATAATTTCTTTAAATCACGCATTGCATTATTGTAATAACTGGTTGCTAACTCACAAGCGGCGGTAAAATATTCTGATACATCCGCTGTTTTATCCAATCTCAAATAGTTTCGGATTGCCGTATATGCGTTATCAATCTTAACTACAAGGATTGATTCATTAGCAGTAATACCCAAATCATTAAATACAGATTGCAAGTATTCAATTTCATTTGCATATTTTGTTTTTAATGTTTCAATCATTTGTTGCAATCCTTTCTATTCATATTTTAAAAATGGGGAATGGCTGTTACACCATCCCCCGATTATTCAATTTTTAATTACTCAATGGTATACTCAACAGTAGCAACACCGGCATCATTAAGCACGGCAGCACCGCCGACAGTCAAACCACGCACACCGTCAGCAAAATCACTCTGAAGGCGCATTGCTTCGAGTTCGTCAATCTGCTTACCAAAACCAACAGCACCCTTGTAAAGTGCAACAAGAGTATGTACGGGAGCATTAGCGGAAACAATGATAGTCATACCGTTAATCTTCTGACCGTTCACAATACCATTTGCAAGCACATCGGGATTATGAGTAAATCTCTTATCCTTCTGGAGGAGACCCAGAGCATCCCAATCAATCACAACATAGCGGTTTGCAACAGGTACATTCTTCTTACCGAGAGCAACACCCAAATCAACAATAGCATCATAGATAGCCTCGGGAGTAGCAGCGGTCACAGCGGTCAACTTTGTACCAGCACCAGCAGCATACTTTGCATAAGCATAAGCATCAGCGGCAGCACCAACCTTGTTAGCCTGTGCAACTGCAAACTCATCAACAACGGCAATATTAGTCTGTGCCTTGTCAACGTCCTTAACCTTATCAGCGAAATACTTCTTAAATTCAAAAGTCATTTCAACAGGTGTAGTATCAACATCGCCCCATTCAATAGAGCCTTCATAATCCTTAATATCACCGCCATCAACACGGTTAAATACAATGCTTGAACCGGTCATTTCAGTAGGGGCAGTAGTAATCAAATCAAGTACGGAAACATTTTTAAAAGCCTCTACAAGGCGAGTTTCCCAAATCTTTCTAACAAAATTCTTTGTAGCCATAATTTAAAAATCCTTTCAATATATAAAATAATAATTATTTCTTCTTACCCAAAACGGAATCAAAATAAGCGTTGATTTGTTCGGGAGTCATTGCGCCCAATTTAGCGGGGTCAAGTTCACCCTCCAAATTGCCGCTATCGGGTTTATGAGATTTACCCAATCTTTCATCAACAACCTTCTTAACGGCTGCACTAAATGCAGTTTCCAAAGTTTCAAGATTCTTTGTGGTTGCTGCTTCATCTTCACCAACAAAGAAATTAACCAAATCAACGGGTAATCCCTTTTCGGTTGCAATGGTCAATGCCTTATTGGTCAAATCCTTTCTAACAGATTCAGCCTTCAGAGCCTCAAAATCAGCCTTTAACTTTGCAATCTCTGTATCTTTCGGGTCAGCATCGGGGAAACGCTTCTTGTGTTCCTCATCAACCAACTTTGCAAGATTGTTATTTTTCCAAGTTTCAAGAGACTTTGTAAAATGTGAATCGTTAATAGGCTTTAACAATTCCTTACCTGCATCAGTTTCAAGAAACTTGCTTACACTGTCAGCATTAACAAAGCCAGCGACATAATTGTTATAATCCTCTGTACCTTCAAAGGATTTCATACTTTCAATAAGTTCATTAAATTCCATAGTTATATATCTTCCTTTCGCCCTTTAAGTCCTAAACTGTGTAGCCCTTAAAGTCCTAATTAGTTTTAATTTTTTTGATATGCCGTTTGCCCTTTAAGTCCTGCATTGTGCAACCCTTAAAGTCCTAATAAGCATTTATATATAAAAAACACCCTATACCCACATAACGGAGCATAGAGAGTTAAGACAAAATTATTTATTGTTTTTCCACTCATTGAATGTTTTATATTCAATATTCTTGTGGGTTTCATTATCTGCCCTTTTACCGGGTCTGTAACCATCGACAATAGGCACATAGGCACATTTACAGCAAGGATGCGCCGGATTTTTCGGAGCATCGTTTAAATAAAATTCTTTGCCGTCCATATCAGCACAATAATCACAAGTATTCTTTTCAAGTGTAGCCATCCACATAACTTTATCAACTACACCGGAATTTTTATATACATCTAATTGAGCCTCATTTACAACCCTTGCTAATTCAGTATTAACAAGCCTTGTAGCCTGATAAGCGGTAACGCCGAAATCATCTTTAATTTTCTTTGCTACCTCTCTGGGTCTTTTGCCGATTCTGATACAATCCAAAACATCTTGATAAATGCGGTTTGCTAAATCATTTGTATTGTCCCATACACGGTCTGAAAATCTTTTTCCATCTATGGTATCATTCAAAGCACGTCTAACAAATTCCGCTTTTACTAAATTAAAGTCAACAGATAATCCGATTTTAGCGGCTGTCTTTTTAAAGGCTTCATTATATCCACCCTCCAGCACACTATTTAAAAATGCAACCTCTGATTCATTCATACTGTTTAATGTCAAGGTCAATTCTTCTTGAATACTCAAAACCATAGAATCAGATAGCATAATTGCGCCGTTGTCATCCATATTATTTAAAAGAATGACGGCGATTTTCTCTATTGTTTCATCCTGCGATTTTTTAAAGTCCTTTAACAGTTCTTTAAGTTTTTTAGCGGTCTTATCATCAATATCAGATTTAATTTTTACAAACTCATTCATTCAGTAGAGCCACCGCCACCAGAGCCATAAAAAGCACTATTCACAACATCAAGGTTAATTGCCTGTGAATTTTCCTTTTCCTTTTTAATTCGCTCTAATTCAATCTGGGGATTCTCAATAAATGGTAAACGCTCTAATTTTGTTTGATGGCTTACAATATCGCCTAATTGGTTTACCTCATTGATTCTGCCGGCAATATCCATAGGAATATCAATGTTTGCAGCAATCTTAATATCAGTGAAATCATATGTAATATTCTCTGAAATATAGAGATAAAGACAAATGAACTTTACACGGTCATAAAGCACATTTAACACGGGATTTAAAACCATATTCACACGTTGGTCAAGTCCCGTCAATCGAGATTGCAGAGCAACACCGGAAATATTGCTTGATAACTTTTCATTAAAATCAATGTGACCGCTTTGTGCATATAGATTTTCTTTAATCTCTGCTAACTGGTTTTTAATGGCTGCATCGTTAATATTCTTAATTAACCATTCCGGCTTTGCATCCTTAAAAGGATAGAAAATAATACCGGCATCTTTATCCTTTACAGCCTTTACCATTTCTTTTGTGCTATCACTTGAAACGCCATTATCACACATAGTAATATAAGCATTCTTAAATTCAGAAATTAAACATTGCTGATTTGATACCAATTCATTATAAGCATCATTCAGAGATTTAATTTTTGTGTAAATGGTTTCTGCATCCTCAATTTCACACATAGAAACGGGCATACATTGAAAAGGATGTGTTTCTGTTTTATCCTCTAACAATAAATTATCTTTGTAAATTTCAATAGTGCCATCGGGATAATAAACATTGTAATATTGCCCGGTGTGGTACTTCTTTTGATAGAAATAAATAAAGCGTTCAATATTTCCATCCTCATCCACATAAGCAATAGAATTTGAAGGGTTTAAAATCCTTTCACTTAATCTACCGTATTTATCAAAGTAATAGAGAATAAAACATTTACCATAAATTTCTAACTCACGCATAATTTTTTGGTCGTGGTTTAGGTCGTAATGCTCAATGGCTGCGGAAATGGCTTTTTCTAACTTAACATTGCCGCTTTTGCTTGCATATGAAACAGGCTTATTCAAAGCATAGGCGATTTCTTCACCGATAAATTTTGAAATCCAGTTAATATGAATAGCCATATCACCCATATCAGCACGGATTTTAAAAACACTGTCATCATAAATTAAGTGCTTACCATCATAATAATTTTTCATTGTCTGATATGTAGGTTTCATAGCATTATATTCAGTAATCATCTTTTGTAAAAGTGTTGAATTTTCCGTTTTCCCTCACATCCTTTCATTTAAAAATATCCAATATCACGGAATGAAACAAATTTATATGTACCGCCCGTTGTGACCTGCGCTATATTCTGCACGGCATCTGCAAGGGCATCTATCATATCATCGTGTTGTGTAAATGCAGTACCCGCAAATTCTCTGATTTGCTCAATGGCTGCATAGTCATTTTCATTAAAAATAATTCGTCCCATATTTATATCAGGAATAATAGCATCAATGCGGCTATCCTTATTCTGAACACGGGATTTATTGATAATGGTTAAAGGTCTGTTTTTTAATTGCGGGTGATTGCTGATAATCTCTTGAATTTTGAGAACGTCAGCACCCATATAAACATTCTTTTCTATTGATAGAGTGTTTATATCAGTGTATTTAACCAACAAATCAATAACTTTGTTTATATAAGAATCGTAATCCATTTTATCAATAATGGATTTACGAGCATATTTAATTGAATGTCTATAACCGTTTTTATCGGTGTAAACATTATTACCTTCAGATAAAATACAAAATGCGTAATAGTCCGATTTCTTTTTATTTGTTGCTGCTGGGTCAACAGAAAGAATAGTTTTATTGAATGGGATTGATTCAATATCCATTTCGGGAATTGCTGATAGTGAATGAATACGCTTTTCACCCAAATTGTAAATATCGCATTGATACTCTTTCTTGAATGCAACGGGATTTTCTAACCATTCCTTGAAAAGTTGAAAACATTTGAATTTATCCCAGATAACCGGAAAATCCATTTCATCTTTATTATCAAAGTAATAATTTTCTGCATCTTCAATAGCATACTGATTGTTAATATCGGATAGAATTTCTTTTACTTTCATCCAGTGCGGATTATTACGGAAATACAAATCAATATCATCAATCGGAATACACTTTTCAATGTGCCTTTTCCACGTCACACGTTTTAAAAGTGAATCATATAAATCATTTACTTTTTGCACTGTACCCAATGCGATAACGTGATAATTTTGTGATTGCAAAGCCTTTAAAGCACCTGTATCAAATCTTTCAACAACTGCCTTTCGCCCTTCTTCGCTTTCAAGTTCTTTATCGTCCTGCCCGTCATCCTCAATAAGTAAACCAATACGATAGTTTTGGTAGTTAATACCTCTAACATTGGTATGAGATGAAACGGATTGAATTTTAACCCTTTGCGGTTTTAAATCAAGTTCAATTTCGGATGCATTGTATTTTAAATTCTTGTTTATGTATTCGCCAAAGCACATTTTTAAAAGTTCGTTTTCTTCAATCTGCGCCTTTATATCTTCAATAAAGTTATCTGCTCTCTGTTGAATGCTGGATTGAATCACAATCAAAGGATGAATGCAATATAAGGCAGTCCAACACACAAGAGGAATATTTATTGTAGCCGTCTTACCAAAACCACGAGGCATAACGTATACCGTGTTCGTGTTTTTCTTGTTTAGCATAGTATCATTCAATTCATCCCAGATTTGATAATGGGTTTTTGATAACGGAATCTTTTCGCCGGAATAATCAAATAAGAAGTCGTGCAAAAAGAATTCACAAAAGAAAGAAAAGTTTTGTTTTCCCAGCGCATATGCTAAACCGTGATATTCAAAGATTGTTGATTCACCTTTTAAGAATAATGCTTTTGCTGTTTCTTCATCGTACATATTGCATAAGTGCTTTAGAACGATGTATTTATAATCATTTTCGGATAGTATGGTTATACCTCCTTTCGGTCTTAAAAATATGGTGCGAATTTTTTTGATACTCCCCGCCCATACCCGCCAGACCGGGAAAACGAGAATGTACCCCCTCCAGCACTCCAAAACACAAGAGCCGGAGAAAGTCACACACCAAAGCATATAAAAAAGCAGAGATACCGCCGTTAATATCTCCACTTGAAATTATTTTATTTTTTCTGTGGTTTAATGCTCATCAGACAAAGCACAAAGCATTAAACAATTATTATTTTATTTTGTTTTTCTTCCATCGTAAAAGGCTAACAAATACCCCTTACCCCTTTAATAAATGGTAAATTACTGTGGTAAATCACTATACAAACAATAGCAAAGAGCCGAAAAGCCTTGATATATAAGGGTTTTTCTTGCTTATTGGCTACATTGTATTAGTTAAGAATGTAAATAAAAAAAACATTTTATTATCATTTACACAGTTATAAACCCTCAATATATGGGGGTCAATGCTGGGGGTTAATGGGTCAAGTCTATAAAACCCCAAAAAACAGAATTGATTTAAGGGTATTTTAACCATATCACAGAGGGGGCAGGGGTCTT